CCGAGTTGAAGCGGATAATGTGGTAATTGTGGATAATTTCTATGCGGTTGGGCATTATATTAAATCGACAGATGGCGTATATAAGGGCGTCTACTCCAGCAGTAACGGAACCTGGGGAGGCGGATATCCGGATACCTTGCTTCAGCAAGCCAGTGACAACAAGTTCATCCGCTGTTACTTCGGAGGCGGTGGATGCACTGACAACGTGCGGCTGGTGGGCGCGATCTACAACGAATTCATCGCCTGCACCAATGACAACACCTACGGATGCAACTACCACTTCCAGGATGATACTGGATCAATAGCTTGTGTCGCCAACGCCGTCATCGGCGGAAGTTGTACCGCCGCTTCCCAGGTCGGCTCAGGCACCTGGCCCAACGTCTTGCTGGAGGGGGACAGCCACAACAACATGCTGGACGGCGTGAAGATATACAACGAGGACGGGAGCACTGGCGTCCACTACGCATCTTACGGGGTTAAGGAAACCGCTAATGCCTACGGGAACTTAATACGTTCCTGTGACTTCGACCAGCCATTTGCCTTCACCAGCGGCCTCCAGGTGCTTCTGAACACCCAGGTTCCCTGCTACTTCACGGCCACGGCAGGCAGTGGCAACCTGGTTGTCTCGGCCATCGCATCCGGTTCCCTGGCCTATGGGATGCCGGTACAGACAGTCGGCGGGGGGACGGCCCTTGCTGCGGGTGCGGTCCTAACCAACAATCCCAACGGTGGAAGCACGGGTACTTACACCATCAGCCCCACCAGCACCGTGGGGGTCGCCACCACGATGATGGGGATATTCCCCACATCCAAGGTTTTGGATGCCCCAGGTTACCGTGGGACCGGGTTTGTCGGTGCCGCCTATACCACCAATGCGGCCCAGGCCCTTACCCAGGGCGCATGGACCGTCATTAACTTCGCCACCAAGGAATATGATGCCCTTGGATCGGTCCAGACGGGCGCAGCGTGGTCATATACTGCCCCGGTAGCAGGCGTCTATAGTGTCAAGGGCGCGGCATCATGGTCTGGCGGGTCATCGTCTGTCCAGCAGCTTTCCCTATACAAAAATGCGGCCCTGCTACGTTATCTGAACTCCATCCAGACCACGAACGGGACGGCTGGTGTGATGCCATTTTCCACCGAAGTTATGCTCGCAGCTGGAGATCAAATCAGCGTTGAAATTTACGTCGGTAATACTGGGATCACACTTCAGACGGCATCAGGAAGTAACCATATTCAGATTTCTCGTTTGCCAAATTCCTGATGCCCCCCCCCACCGAACCGCAAGACCAAGCCGCAATGGTCTCTTTTCAGCAGGCCTACCAAACCTTGGTAGAGGTTACGAAATCCGGATCCCGGATCGAGCGTCGCGATGCCATTCAAAAGTTTGAGGATGCCCTTCTTACGCTGCCCCAGGTTGACCAGCCTTTGAAGCACCACTTCGTGAATAAGATGTATTGGCGGGAGATCTTCAATCCCAAAGGTTGCATCATCACCACGAAAATCCATGGTGAACCCAATGTATCCGTGATCCTCCAAGGCCGACTTCTTTGCATTACCGAGGATTCAGTCTCTATTCTCCAGGCCCCTATGATGTTTGAGACAAAACCCGGAACTAAACGTGTTCTCTATGCCGAAGAGGATACAATTTTCTGCACCATCCACCCAAACCCCGAAGATTCACGAGACATTGAGGCCCTTGAGGCCCGGATTATTGCACCGACATTTGAAGTACTGGAGGTTCCTCAATGACATTTTGGGTAGCGGGGGCAGTAGTTGCAGGGAGTGTCGGATCAGCCCTGATTTCTGGTAATGCCGCACAGAAAGCTTCATCCGGACAGGTTAATGAGGCTAATAATGCCACGGCCCTGGAACAGCAGGAATTTAATACGATTCAGGGTAATCAGCAGCCCTTCATCAATGCTGGGCAGGGGGCTGTGGGCCAATTGGCTGCGGGGACCCAGCCAGGGGGTCAATTCTCCGGGTCGTTCACCCCACAGGACTTCCTTAATAACCAGGACCCGGCTTATGGCTTCATGCAGCAACAAGGTCAGCAGGCCGTGGAACGATCTGGGGCTGCACAGGGGCTTGACCTTTCAGGCGGTACTTTAAAAGGGCTTACCCAATATTCCCAGGGGCTGGCTTCTAATGAATATCAGAACGCCTATAACCGTTACATGTCATCCCGGAATCAAAATTATAGTGAACTTTCGGGTCTTGCTGGAATCGGATCCGGGGCCAACGCAACAGCAGCCCAGGCCGGAATTGGGATGACTGGACAAATTGCTAACTCGATGGCTGGTGGGGCAAATGCTGCCGCTGCCGGAACGGTCGGGCAGGCAAACGCGTTCTCCGGTGCTCTAGGTTCTATGGGAAATTACGCTGGGCAATACGGGATTTTGAGTCAGGTGGGTCTTCTGGGCGGGGGCCAGACGTTTAATAATGGGGTCATCAGTAATGCAGGCAACGTAAATTCTGGAATCGATATGTCCGGCATCAATCCCGATAATCTTGGGTATGGAGTTTAATATGGCCGGAATTGATCCAAGTATCCCTCTACAGGCCAAATCCCCAGTGGCCCTTGAAGGCCCAATGGAAATGGTTGGGAAGGCTATGCAGCTGAAGCAGTTGGGTTTGCAAGGTCAGCACATGGGTCTTGAGAATCAAATGCTTGGGCTTAATATGCAGAACCAACAGGCAATGCAGGCCGCATTGAAGGACCCATCACTCCGGAACCCGGATGGGACGATCGATACCAATAAATTGCTGTCTACGGTTCCTAGTCCTCAAGGTATTGCTGCCGCTGGGAGTATTGGGAAGGCCCAGGGGGAAGCGGCAAAATTAACCCAAACCAACCAGACTATGGCATTTGAGCGGAATGCCAAAGCTTTGACTGGGATCGCGGCCCTGGCCCAGGTCCAACCCACGGGAACGGCAGCTGATGTAGCGAATGTCCACAAATACATTGATGGGCAGGTCCAGTTAGGTTTGTTGAAGCCGGATGAAGCGGCCCAGATTCACAGTCACGTTCCGGCGAATGCTGCGGAACTTCCGGACTATTATCGTAAATCCGCCATGGCTCTCGCAACCCCGATCCTGGCTGCCGCCGGGATTACGGGAAAAATTGTCATGGATAATGGGAACGTGGTTCAGATTGGGCAGGCCCCCGGTATGAACCCGGCAGCCTACCCTAAACAGGGTCCCGGATCCGTGGATGCGCTTCCTGGATCACCCCCGGTGGCTCAGGGTGCCGCCCCAGCAGGCCAGCCCCCTCCCCCGGTTTCACCCACGGGAACTGGGGTAAGTGTCCTAGCCACGATGCCAAAGCAGGTGATGCCGGACACCCTTACCAAGATTTTGCAACATGTTCCAGGGGCTATCAATCCGGATGGCTCATATAATATGGCCAACCCCACCGTAATTAAAGCAATCGATGCCAAGCTTACGTGGCATGCCCCGGCAATGACCGCGATCATGCAAATGAAACCAGATACCTCTGGCTCGTTTGGTGGGATGTCAAAGGACCAATTGATCTCGATTGGTGACATCATGGCGAAGCAGGGATTTGGGGCCGCGAGACTTGGTTCCGGACCCTTGGCTACGAAAATTGGGATGGAGGCCTGGAAAGCCTGGACTGCGGATCAGGCTAGCAAAAATAGTGGGGTGATCCCGGATCCGAATGTGATGGGCGCGGTCTATCATGCGGATAAAGGGTCCCTGGCCCAGGCCACGAAGACCTATGACATGATTCGAGGATTTGAGGGGACGATGCTGAAGAACTATGATCAGCTTCAGTCATTGTTTGCGAAGATCCCAGATACCGGGTCTCCTTGGATCAATAAACCATTGCGTGATGTGGCTGCTGGTAAATTCGGTGATGGGCCAACTGCCGCTGCTAAGTTCGCAATCCAATATCAGATCCCGGAGATTGTGAAGCTTTCTTCCACAATGGGTGGCGTTGGTGGCGTTGTTTCGGATGAGGCAAAGACTAAAATTGAAGCTGCCGGTATCAATGACTCGGCCTCCATGGCAGGGTTGAAGGCTATCTATGAGGGGGTTATTAAGCCGGATGCCAAGAATCGGGAATCGACTCAGCGGGATATCATAAATCAGATCTCTTCCCGAATGGGTGGGGGTTCTGCGCCCCAGGCCCCAGCTTTACCACCCAGTAAAGTGAACCCGGCGAATGGGAAGACCTACGTCCTGAATCCCTCCGATGGTAAGTATTACCTTCCTGCTGGGAGTAAGTGATGCCTGATGAATTTGTTGATACCCCACTTCCAACACAGGTGGATTCCGCCCCTGGCCAAGTTACCCATGGACCTGGGGCCGCCCATTTGGATCCCACTCTCCCTTCAGAATTCATTGACGCCCCCGCCCCGACTGGTCCTGGGGTCGGTGGTCTGCAACAGATGGAAGCCAACCCCCTCAATAAAATGTCGGAGGATGACCTCATTAAGAAATTCGGGGGCAATCCGGCCCAGGTTAAGAAAGCCGCAAATTATTCCCCAGGGATGTTTACCAGGGCAGCGAACGCTGACTGGGGGCACCTGGACCGGTTGGCCTATGGTTATTCCGATATTGTGAAGGGCCTGGGCCAGATCGGGCGACATTTGGGAATTGGATCAGATCAGGACCCAATGCACATCCTCCAGAACCTTCATGATTATCGGTATGAACAGGAGAAGCCCCAGGGAACTGATGTGATGCGGGGGATCGGTAACGCAGTCGGTGTCGCCACCACGGTCCCTTCCGCCCCCGGTGTTATTGGGGCAATGATGGCGGGTGCCGGTGCCGGTTTGGTACAGCCGGTCAAGAACGAGAATAGCCCGGATTTCTGGATGCAAAAGGTTGGCCAAGTCGGAACCGGTGCCGTCACTTCCGGTTACCTCCATTCCTTATTCAATCCGATGGTTAATGCTGCCGGATCCGCAATTAACGCTGGTCTGCGGAAAGGCGCGAATTGGGTTGAAGGGCATACGCCACAAGGGGTTCAATCGGACCTGTTGAAGAGGATGGCAAATACGCCCTTTACTGGGGAATCGGACCTGGATGCCGCCATTGCGAAGGGTTTAGGCCCACGATATGAAGCAGCGGTGAAGTTAAAGCAGCAATTGATTGCAATGCGGGGTGGGCAAGGGGCTACAATTGGGCCAATGTATCACGGGGGGGCCAATATTCCTACGGAACAGCTTAACCCGGAACAATTCTGGTCACCTGATAAAAAATTGGCCCAATCCTACGCTAAGACATTCGGGATGGAGGATAGGAGTGCCCAAACCCCGCCAACAATAACTCCGAATCAGATTGAAGATTTGGTTCCTCTCAAATCTGGGCAGGTTAAAACCTCCCCCCAAACCGCCATTGCTCCTATTGAGCCTACTCCTGGGAGGGTGGCCCAGATTTCGATGCAGTTACAATCCCTTCGCGCCAGAATACTGACTGATGCTAATTATGCCAAGGTTGGGGAAATGATAGGACAGGCAAATCTTTACCCAGACCCCACTGGTCCGGTTTCAGTGTTGAACAAAATTATCAATCAAGAATCCGGCCCTGAGGCTTCAATGATACCGGATGAAGCTAAGGCCGGATTAATTCGCGATCTCCAAATTCTTCGTGATAATCTTGCAAAGGGCGGTCAACCCTACACCGCGTTTGACAATACCCGAAAAGTTTTGGGTGACAAACTCGATGCTTATTTTAAGGGTACCAATGGGGTGATCGGTAAGACCGGTTCCCAATATATCACCGAAATTGATAATGCCCTGGGTAAGGCAATGACGGATGCGGTTCAGAAGACTGGGAACAATGCCCTTATTTCCGCCCAGGGTTTTGCGGATAGCGAATATGCTAAGATGGTCGGCACTTTCCGGGATCCGGAAATAGTAAAAGCGATGACCAGCGACAATCCCTCTTCTATCATTTCGGCCTTGTCCCGGTCGGGTGGCCCCAATACCCGGATCGACCAGGAACAGCGGTTCTGGAATGCCCTTGAACCTAAAGGGCGTCTCGCGGGAATGGCTGGCATGGCGGATTTCGCAATCCGGAAGATGCAACTAAAGGGCAATAACGACCCCATGGATTTCATATCTGGGATGAAGGATCAGACCGACGCTCACCACGTATTCTTCCACGGGGATGAGGCAACCCGGATGAAGGGTGTGATCAACACGATTAAGGTTATTGATAAAGTATCCAAGGCCCTGGGTCCTGTTGAAGGTGCCGTCGTTGGTGCTTTGGGTGGCGGGGCAACCGCTGGCTCGTTCTCCCCGGTCGCGGGTGGCCTTGGGGCTGTTGCAGGCGGCATCGTTGGTGCTCGGGAATTGGGCGGTATTGGATCTAAACTTACGGGCGATGGCCTTAAATGGCTGCTTACCTCCCCCCAATCGGAGGATTTTCTGCGTAAGATGGCCTCAATGCCCCCTGGTTCATCCGTCGCAGCACAATTCATAACGAGACAGCTTCCGAAGGTAATGGCTGGGTATGCAGCCAAACAAAGATTTGATCAAGAAATGGCGGCCCCCGAGCAGCCCTCCCCAATGTCGTTACCCAGCGTGGAGTCCCTTAAATGACAGCCTCTTATTCACCAGTAGCACATTGGAAATTCTGGACCCAGGGGGGTGTCCCGGTTCCTGCAGCTGGGTATCAGCTTTGGTTTTATCAAGCCGGAACGACCACCCTTCAAGCAGTTTATACTGACACAACCGGGACCGTCCCACTTCCGAATCCCGTGATCCTGGACAGTAACGGTGAGTGCACGTTCTGTCTATCTGATTCCCTGGCTTATAAGATTTTACTTACCGACAACTCTAATGGACCTTCTACTCCCGGCAATCCTGAGGCCGGGTGGCCGGTCGATAATGTTCAATCCGGGACCCTGGCTGCTCTTACCGCGATTGAAGCTCTGCTCCTGAACGCTACCGTTGTTACTGATGGCGCAGGGATGATTAGCTTCTACCCCCTCCTGACTTACCCAGCCAACACGGTGGGTAACGCCTTGAAGGCGGCGGCTTCCACGACCCAGATCCAGAACAATAGCGTCACGTATTTCGTATCCTCGTTTGACGTCACCGGGATTCCGGCTTATAAACTTACTCCGTCACCCGCGACCCTGGGTTACGTGGTCGGGCAGCAGTTCCTATGGCATGCTCACGCTTCCGGTGTAACTGGTTATAACACCCTCAATATTAATGGGTTGGGGGCTTGGCCGGTTGTTTATATCGACCAGTTTGGCAACCAGCAACCTGCCCAAATCCTCGCTGGTATTGACTACCAAGTTGAGTACATTGGATCTGCGTTCCGGATCCTGAATCCGCTACCCCCGACCGGTAACGTAATCCGGGGAGAGCTTAAGAATTTAACGATTAATTACCCAGGGAATGCGTCAACTGTAAACCTATACACCTTGGATGAAATTATCGTTAAAAATATTCAAGGTGATGGTCAGATTCTTTCCAATGTCAGCCCTCTTGTTTGCAATTTGGGGGTTGTCGGGGCAGGTGGGGTTGATACTGGATCTGTTGCAGCCAATACGGCATATTATCTGTATGTAATTTGGGGCCCCGCCACTAATCCCACTAATGGTGCCCCCATTGGCCCAGCCTTGATCGCAACCACCAAACTCCCAGCGGTTGGTGGGCCGACCCTCCCCACATATTACACTCATTGGGCAAGAATAGGTTCTTTTACCACAGACCTCAATAAATACCCTTACTCAGCCCAACAGATTGGTCGGAATCTTTATTTCCTTCCCAACGCCGACCTTAGTTTGGGCCTCCCAATTCTCATGTCTGGGGCATCTGGGAACCCCATGACCCCCACTTGGACCACTATCAATCTAAGTGGAACAACCCCCTTTAATGTCCCCTTGTATTGCTCCGCTTTTGATCTGCAACTGTCGGGGCAGGGGTCCGGGTCTGCAACCGCCTCTTTTACTGGCGCATCTGGTGCAATCGCTTCGCTCACCAACCCCCCGCCCCTACAAGTTGGTAACGCGGCTGCCTCAGCTATTGCGGTTAGAGGGAGATTGCCAAATACTCAGGGACAAGGGAACGTACCCACGTATTTTTATGCCTCTGCTATTTCTGCCGCGGTTCTTCAACTCACTGGTTGGGAGGACAACCTGTGACACCCCAAAATGAACGTCGGAAAACGAATTTCCTCAGCTGGGTGGTGCCAGCTTTGTTGGCCGTAATTACAGGTCTAATTATTGAGGGCGGGGCATCCATTATTGATATCATGCGTGCCCAGGCGAATTCGGTAGTTGATCTGCGCAAAGATTTTAATGAGATGCAAATCCAGGTTGCCCATCTGGAGGATGCTATCAACGACTTCAACAACCGGTCAATTGTGGTCCGGGAACCAGTACCAAAGCCAATTAAACCAGTACCAGACAAGACTGGGAGGTAACATGGACTACGATTTCGAGTCCTCATTTAACGCATTGATCGGAGCGGAAGGGGGTTATGTTAATGACCCAGCAGATCCCGGAGGGGAAACTAACTTCGGAATATCTAAGAGATCGTATCCGGATCTTGATATTGCTAGCCTTACCCGAGAAGCAGTTAAACCTATCTACCTTAAAGACTTCTGGAACCGATGCGGGTGCGATTCCTTACCTTCACCGGTTAATTTCAACGTGTTTGATACTGCGGTTAATAGTGGGGTCTGGACGGCTTCGAAGATGTTGCAATCGGTTCTGGGGGTGATCGCTGATGGCAATATTGGGCCAGCGACTAGGGCCGCGATCCAGGGTTGGGAGCCTATTAAATTGGTTGTGATGTTCTGCGCAGCCCGGCTGGAATTTATGACAAATTGTTCTGCGTGGCAGAATGATGGTAAGGGGTGGGCGCGAAGAGTCGCCAGTAACCTAAGGGGGGTGTTCTCATGAGTGATTGGGCGAGTGTGTCGGGATGGGTAACCAAATTTGCACCGATGATCGGTACTGCATTGGGTGGACCTCTGGGTGGTGCAGCGGGTGCCCTTTTAGCCTCGGCTCTTGGAACGAAAGACGCGACCCCGGAATCAATCCAACAGGCGATTGTCTCTGGCAATTTGACCGGGGACCAGATCCTGGCGCTGAAGAATGCGGAGAATACTTTCGCATTGCAGATGGCGGACCTGGGGTTCAAGGACACGGAAGCATTGGCTAGTATCGAATTCCAGGACCGAGCTTCAGCACGTGTCCTTGCAGAAACCACACATGATTGGACCCCACGGTTATTGGCCTATGGGGTCACAATCGGTTTCTTTGGATTGTTGATCTTCCTGGTCCGTCATGAAGTAGCCCCAGCAAGTCGGGATCTACTCAACATCATGATCGGCACTTTGGGGTCGGCCTGGGTTAGCGTCATCACCTACTATTTCGGATCTTCCGCTGGGTCCAGGGAAAAGGACGCTACTATTGGCAAACTATCTACTTAACCCCTTGAGAAAGGATAGGACGTCTTTCTCTTCCCGGAAATTTTGAAACGCGAAACTAATCGCGTCCGCCAATAGCCGGTCCTTGATCCCCCGGTCGAAGCCTTCCTCAGAGTAATAGAGGAAGGCTTCGACCTTATCCGCCAGGATTACGATTTACTGCGCCAGAGGGGAAATCGCGACATCGAGGTCATCCCCCCGTTTGCGCCAGAACTCTTGTTCCATTTTAAGAATCAGGTCCGGGTGCCCGAGTTCCGCCAATGCCTTCTTAGTTGGGGTGGGAATATCCCCGTAATCAATCTCGGGAATGTCATGGACCAGGGCATATTCTAGGGTTTGAGCCCATTGCTCCGGGGTCGGGGGTTCGTTCAACCGGCTGGCTACTTTACCTGCTAAAAGGGCAACGGTATAGGAGTGTTCGGCCAAATTCTGCCGTCTGCTGGTTCGAACCATGTGCCAGCGGTAAACATACTGGACAGATTGGATGTCGTCGAGAGAGAGATACTCGATCATGCTTGTTTCCCCCGATAGCACTTCAATTCCGGGTCCCACCCGCCAGCGGTACTGTGCTTCATGAACCCAGTTACCGGATCAATACTCCAGGCCCTGGATCGGTTAATCCCCATCTTCTCGATTACGGCCTTCCCAACGTCGATCCCTTTTAAATGCGCTATGTCCAGGATCATGATTACAAGGTCAGCATATTCATGGGGGTCCGACATTCCGGATTGAATGAACTCTGGGATCTCTTCCAGTACGAGTTTGGCCAAGGAGCCATGGGCTGTTCGGTCCGGAAACACTTTATCGGCCCATTCTGCGATATCAGCTTGGAGTGAGGTAATTGAGTCATTCAAAACAGATCCCCCGGGACAAAAGGGTCTTTTCGAACTTCTTTGATCAATCGAACTTCTTTGATCAATGCCTTGAGCAGAACCAAGTAAAGGATAACATCATCAATCCGGCCTTCGATCGGTTCCGAAGATGCGGTTCCCCCACTAATGAACTTATTGATGGAGCCCAGGTGCTTGTTGAGGTAAACGCCCAGAACCTGGATCGGGGATGCGAAGCCCAGGATCTTGGCCTGTTCCTTGAAGTTGGCCAGCCGATCTTCCTTACCGGAATACTCCAGCCCTTTACTCGCTGAAAGTTTGGTCAGATTACCAAACGTGTTGCCCATCAGGGTCTCGAAGTCGCTGCTGTTCATTTCCATTCCTCCACATTCTGATAGGCGGGGCCGAATCCGACATACTTGATCCGGGATCCGAATTGACGGGCCACATCGTTGCGTTCATAGATGAAGTTGGTGGAGAACATGTCCAGGTCCGCAACCTTATGGGCAGACGGGTCCAGATAATTCACGTAGTTGAGGAAGATCTCGACCGGGCCGAAGGTTCGGAGCATTCGCTGATATTGCGTCTCACTGAACGTGAAAATTCTGCGGACCTTCTTGGTCACGGTGGTCAAT